AAGAGAAGGTGTAACTGTTCCTGTCTTTGCTCCTTTACCAGAAAAGGATGGTGCAAAATATGCTCCCTTACAGAAGTTAGAACCAGGAGTATATCCTGAACATATGGTTTATCTTAAGTCTGCTAGTATCTGTGGGCAATCAGATTTAGTAGAAGTGGTTAATGGTAAAGTAAATATCATTGATTATAAAACTAATAAAGAGATAAAGACTGAATCTTATGTGGATTGGGAAGGCAAATCAGAAAAATTACTTGCACCAGTAGATAGTTTAGATGACTGTAATTTTAATCACTATGCATTACAGCTTAGTATTTATATGTATATTATTCTTAAGCATAACCCTAAGTTAAAACCTGGTAGAATATTTATACACCATATTACATTTGAACAAGAGGATGTTGATAAGTGGGGGTACCCGGTTGCTAAACTTGATGGCAATGGTGAGCCTATAGTAAAAGAAGTAGTTCCTATGGCTATTCCTTATTTAGTAGATGAAGTAATAAGTATTATGCATTATTTGCATGAGAACAAACATAAAGTAAAAAAGAAATGATTATAAGACTATTTGATGTACAAAATGGAATTGTTATTCCTACTGAACATTGCTATACATTAAAAGCTTTAAAAGATGTTATGGATAATTATCCAGAAGATTATTTAAAGATATATCTGTATCTTTTTTACATGACCTGTCCTAATCCAGATATGAATCCGTTTTTTCATACTCCAGAAATTGATAAAGAAAGTATCATATTAAAAGAAATAGCAGCTGAGTTTTCTACAGAAGATGATGATATTCATATTGCTTTGCAATTTTGTCAAAGAATGTATGAAACACCAACATCTAGAGCATATAAAGGTATGGCATCTATGTTAGATAGATTGGCTAGATATATGGAAACAACTCAGATCACTGCCGGTAGGGATGGTAATATTAATTCACTAGTTGCTGCAGCTAAAAACTTTGACCAGATTAGAGCTTCATTTAAAGGAGTATACAAAGATCTCCAAGATGAACAATCTAGTAAAGTTCGCGGAGGCCAGGGGCTTGCATATGATTCTTAAACTATGAATGAAATTTATCAAGATATACCCTGTTGGGATAATGGTACATGGACAACAGTATCATTTGATTCTAGAGAAGAATTCTCAAGAACTATTGCAGAAATGTTTTCTGAACCTGGAAAATACAATTTTGATGAGACTAGTTTTCTTTTTAATCAAGAAGCCGTAAAGTTTAGAGAGCAGAATGTTTATTGTATAGCACCATTTAGATCAAGAGATTTTATATCTTATTGGGATGATCAGAAACATAAATGTAGAAAAGGAGTATTCTATATAAATGGTAATAAGAAATGGTATCTTACTAGAGATTACTATATGTGGTTAAACTTCTTACCTATCTTTGATAAGGAACAACAAAAGTTTGACTTTGCAAAAGTCAGAGATGCTCAGTATCACATGGCTTTATATGAACTACTAGCAGAACTTAATTATAAACATGTTGCTATTCTGAAGAAACGTCAGATAGCATCCTCATACTTCCATATCTCTAAGTTACTTAATCAGCTTTGGTTTGAAGCTGGGGTAACTTTGAAGATGGGAGCCAGCCTCAAAGATTATATCAATGAGAAAGGTTCTTGGAAGTTTATGTCAGAATATGCTGCGTTCTTAAATGAACATACGGCATGGTACCGTCCAATGTCTCCAGACAAAGTTCTAATGTGGCAGCAAAAGATTGAAGTAAGAAAAGGGGACAGAAAAACAGAAGTGGGTTTAAAGGGTACTATGCAAGGCATGTCATTTGAGAAAGATCCAACAAATGGTGTAGGGGGTCCGGTAAAATACTTCTTTCATGAAGAAGCAGGGATTGCACCAAAGATGGATTTAACCTATGAGTATATGCGTCCTGCTATGGCATCTGGTTTAATTACTACAGGAATGTTTATTGCTGCAGGATCTGTAGGAGATTTATCTCAGTGTGAACCATTAAGAAAAATGATACTTTCACCAACTGATACAGATGTGTATGCTGTTGAGACTGACCTTATAGACTCAAAAGGAACTTATGGTATGTCAGGTTTGTTTATTCCTGAACAATGGTCAATGCCTCCATACATAGATGACTATGGTAATTCACTTGTCAAAGAAGCATTAAAAGCTTTAGATGAACAATTTGCCGCCTGGAAGAAAGAACTTGATCCAGAAACTTATCAGTTAAGAATATCTCAGAGACCAAGAAACATAGAGGAAGCATTTGCCCATAGAAGTGTATCTGTTTTTCCACCACATCTTGTAACTGCACAACAAAGAAGAATAGAAGACAAAGAATATGCCTATGAATTCTTGGATATAAGTACTGATGAGAATGGTAAACCTTCTGTTAAACCATCTAATAGACAGCCAATTAAAGAATTTCCAGTAACTAAAAAGACTGAAGATAAAACAGGAGTACTAGTAGTTTGGGAAAGACCAATTAAAGACCCAACTTTTGGACAGTACTATGCTTCTATTGACCCCGTGTCAGAAGGTAAAACTACAACATCAGATTCATTATGTTCTATCTATGTTATGAAAGCTCCTGTAGAAGTTACAAAAGTAACTGGTATAGAAACTGAAACTTACATAGAACCAGATAAGATTGTAGCTGCTTGGTGTGGTAGGTTTGATGACCTTAATAAAACTCACCAGAGACTGGAGTTAATTATAGAATGGTATAATGCATGGACAGTAATTGAGAATAACATCTCATTATTTATCCAGTATATGATATCTAGAAAGAAACAAAGATTCTTAGTACCTAAAAGTCAGATCATGTTCTTGAAAGATTTGGGTGCAAATGCTAACGTCTTCCAGGAGTATGGTTGGAAAAATACAGGAACTTTATTTAAACAACATCTTCTTAACTATGCAATAGAATATACTAAAGAAGAATTAGATGTAGAAACTAAAACAGATGGTACAATTGTACGTACAAAATACGGTATAGAAAGAATACCTGACCCCATGTTACTTACTGAAATGCGTGAATATGCACCAGGAGTCAATGTGGATAGACTAGTTTCATTCTGTGCATTGGTTGCATTTATGAGAATACAGCAATCAAACAGAGGTTATGCTAAAAGAGTAATAATGGATGATGCCGCTAAAAACTTGCAAAAGTCAGAAAATTTGTTTAAATTAAACAATAGTCCATTTAGACATATTGGTAAATCAGTTTATAGGAATAGTGATGGCGGCAAGCGGTCTCCTTTTAAACATTTTAAATAATAAGTATGCAAATATATAACGCATTACAGTTAAAGAAAGGTGCTAAGACTCAGCATAATAGGATGGGTAGTATTACTCAACCTTTACAATTTTTATCAAATAAAGATAAAGATGAAGAATGGGCAGCATGGAACCTTGACTGGTTAGAATGGAACGGCCTTAAACAAGTCCGCAGAAATGCCCGTAGGTTAATGAAGAACTACAAACTTGCAAAGGGTATTATTGATAAGACAGATTATCTTATGGTAGAAGATAATGAAATGAGAGATATAGTAGAAGTCTTAACTAAAGAAGATGCATCTGCTATGGAACTTAAGTTCTATCCTATCATCCCAAATGTTATTAATGTTCTAGTAGCTGAATTTGCTAAGAGATCAACTAAACTTACATACCGTGCAGTAGATGATTTCTCATATAATGAGATGATGGAGCAAAAGCGCAAGATGGTAGAAGATACCTTAATGGCGGATGCTCAAACTAAAATCATGGCTGCTCTAGTTGAACAAGGCCTAGATCAAAATTCTGAAGAAGCAAATAAACAATTACAACCAGATACTTTAAAGTCATTACCAGAGATTGAACAATTCTTTAAGAAGGATTATAGAGGAATGGTAGAGCAATGGGCATCTCATCAACATGCAGTTGATACTGAAAGATTCAGAATGGATGAACTTGAGGAAAGAGGATTCAGAGATATGCTTATTACAGATAGAGAGTTCTGGCATTTTAGAATGATGGAAGATGACTATGAAGTAGAACTTTGGAATCCACCATTAACATTCTATCACAAATCTCCAGATGCTAGATATATTTCACAAGGTAACTGGGTAGGTAAAATTGATATGTTTACTGTATCTGATGTTATTGATAAATTTGGATACTTAATGACCCAAGAGCAGATGGAAGCTTGTGAAGCAATCTACCCTATTAGGTCAGGAGGTTACATTACCGGAGGATATCAAAATGATGGTACATACTATGATGCTACCAAATCTCATGATTGGAATACTAATATGCCTTCTCTTGCTTACAGACAATATACATCAATGATGGCTGGATCTGTTTATGATGGAGGTGATATTATAAATCAAATACTCTCAGAGGGAGAAGATTACTTTGACCAAGGTACTGCATATTTATTACGTTGTACTACTTCTTACTGGAAGTCTCAGCGTAAAGTAGGACACTTAACTAAGATTAATGAAACCGGTGAAGTTATTACAGAAATAATTACTGAAGATTATAAAGTAACAGATAAGCCAATCTATGATACAAGATTGTTTAAAAACAAAACAAGAGATAATATTGTATTTGGAGAACACATTGATTGGATTTGGATTAATGAAGTATGGGGCGGTGTAAAGATTGGACCAAATATTCCTTCATTCTGGGGTATGAATAATCCTGGAGGTTTCTCACCTATCTATATTGGTATTGAAAAAAATCATATTGGCCCATTAAAATTCCAATTCAAGGGAGACAATAGCCTATATGGATGTAAACTACCCGTAGAAGGCGCAGTCTTTTCAGATAGAAATACTAAGTCAACTGCATTGTTAGATTTAATGAAACCATATCAAATTGGATTCAATATTGTAAATAACCAAATTGCAGATATCTTAGTAGATGAACTAGGTACTGTAATCATGTTAGATCAAAACTCTTTACCAAGACACTCATTAGGAGAAGACTGGGGGAAAGGTAACTTAGCTAAAGCCTATGTTGCAATGAAGAACTTCCAGATGTTACCATTAGATACTTCTATTACAAATACTGAGAATGCTCTTAACTTTAACCATTTCCAAAAACTAGATTTATCTCAGACAGAAAGATTAATGTCAAGGATACAATTGGCTACACACTTTAAACAACAAGCATATGAAGTAATTGGTGTTAATCCACAAAGGATGGGGCAACAGATATCACAGATGACTGCTACAGGGGTAGAACAAGCCACTGCAGCCTCTTACGCACAGACAGAGGTATTCTTTATTCAACACTGTGATTACTTGATGCCTAGAGTACACCAAATGCGTACTGACTTAGCACAGTATTATCACTCAACTAATCCATCTAAAAGATTAACTTATATGACATCAGCAGATGAGAAAGTAAACTTTGAGATAAATGGTACTGACTTATTAGCAAGAGATCTAAATATTTTTGCAAGTACAACTGCAAATCATAGAGCTATCCTTGAGCAATTAAAACAAATGGCACTTACTAATAATACTACCGGAGCATCTATCTATGACTTAGGTAAATTAGTTCAGTCAGATTCAATTGCACAAATGAACACTGTTCTTAAAGAAGCTGAGAGTAAACAAACTCAACAAAAACAACAAGAGCAACAGTCAGCACAACAAATGCAAGAACAACAACTTGCATCTCAGAAAGAACAGAAACAGATGGAGATTGATGCTGAGGCTACTAAGGAAGAGAAGAATAGACAGAGAGATATTCTGGTTGCAGAAATACGCGCAGCAGGTTATGGATCTATGTCAGATGTCAATAAGAATATGGAATCAGACTATGTTGATGCAATGAAAGAGATCAGATCAACTGATCAATATCAAGAGCAAACTAATCTTCAGAGAGAAAAGGAAGTTAACCGTATGAATATTGATTCTCAGAAGAACCAGATAGAACGGGAAAAAATAGCTGCTCAGAAAGAAATTGCTAACAAGCAATTGCAGATTGCACAAGAAAACAAAAATAAATTTGACACCGGTAGTAAAAATAAGGGAGAGAAAAAATAGCCTTAGCTATATAATGTGAAAATCTTTTTTTATTACTATAAATTTCTCAAGTTTAATTTGTATATTAAAGTATAAACAAAAACCAACAATAATGAGTGATAACACAAAAAACCCAACTGGGGAAACCCAGATGTTAGATTCTACAACGGTAGATCAAGTAGATGTAAATTTAGATGAGATCTTTGGTAGTCCGGGTGCGGATAGCATAATGCTTCCTTCAAATGGAGAACAAGCAGAGAAACCTAAAAATTTATTTTCTAAAGAAGATGTAGTAGATACTTCGTTCATTGACATGCCTAATGTTACTGCTAAAGATAAGCAGGAAGCAGCAGAAAAGAAAGCAGATGTTGAAGAGGCAATTGCTGAATTAGATGGCTTAATCTCTCAAGAAGAGGATGCTGGAAATAAAGGAAGACCAAAGGTTGATAAATCTGGTCTTGCTGAGTTAGCATCTAAAATGATTGAAGAAGGAGCTCTAATGGCTTTTGATGATGATAAACCTTTAGAGGAATATACAACAAAAGATTTTAGAGAACTTTTTGAAGCTAATTTTGAAGATAAAGAAAATAAAGTTAGAGAGAATGTTCCAAAAGAATTCTTTAAGTCATTGCCGGAAGAACTTCAAATAGCAGCTAAGTATGTAGCTGATGGTGGACAAGATCTTAAAGGTTTGTTTAGAACACTTGCTCAAGTTGAAGAAGTATTTGAACTTGATCCAAACATTGAACAACACCAAGAAGAAATTACACGTCAATACTTATATGCTACTAATTTTGGAACTGCAGAAGAAATTGAAGATGAGATTAATGATTGGAAAGACATTGATAAGCTTGGACAAAAAGCAAAACAATTCAAACCAAAGTTAGATAGAATGCATGAAGAAGTTGTTGCTAGAAAACTTGCAGAGCAAGAGCATAAGAAAGAACAACAAGCACATCAAGCTAAAGCTTACCAAGACAATGTGTATAACACACTTGTTGGAGGTGAGTTAGGAGGATTAAAAATTGATAAGAAAGTACAAGGTATGCTTTACTCAGGATTGGTTCAACCTAATTACTCTTCAATTTCTGGTAAGCAAACTAACTTACTTGGACACTTACTAGAGAAGTATCAGTTTGTAGAACCAAGACATGATTTAATTGCTGAAGCACTTTGGTTATTATCTGATCCAGAAGGATACAGAAATAAAGTAAAAGATGTAGGTGGTAAAGCTGTTGTAGAAAAAACAGTAAGGCAATTAAAAACTGAGGAATCTAGAAAACTTTCTAGTTCTTCAACAAATACAGGAGATGATGAAATCAGTAGACCAACTGGTAACAGATCATCACAAAGGACAATCCCTCGCCAGAACAATATGTTCAAAAGAGGCTTTTAAATAGTAACAAATAAAAACAAATAAACAATGGCAACTCCAGTAATGAACAATGGTATTTTCCTAAGGGATACCGCTTACAACGCAAGTTCCCATGTGGATTCGTACCACCTGGTAAACATGCTAAAAGATGCAGAACCAATGGACTTAGGTCCAGTGGATCTATGGGCTATGGCTCAGAAAGTTGAAATGCCTCTTTATCAAATGTCTTCATTTGGTGGGAAAAATGTAATTAATGTAGATAATGCTCGTGGAGAGTACAAATGGCAGACTCCTGTTTCTACAGATCTTCCATACATCATTGAAGATATTGAAGGACAAAATGAGTTCAAAGGTATTGATGGGACTACATTCCGTATCAAATTAAGTAGACGTGAGTTTGGACATGGTGATATCATCACTTATGACAAATACAACGGTGTTGAGATGTACATCACAGCTGAAGACATTCTTCCAATGGGTGATGGTTTTATCTATACTGTACAGTTGGTAAACAATGACAACTTCAAATACTTGGATAACAAGTACTTGGCTAATGGTACTAAAGTATTCCGTAAAGGTTCCGCAAGAGGTGAGTATGGTGAGAGATTCTCTGACATTACAACAAGAACAGGATTCCGTGAATTCTATAACTTTGTTGGTGGTGCTGAAGCTCACGTACATTATTCTGTATCTTCAAGAGCAGACTTAATGATCAAAGGTGGAATGAATGCAGATGGTACAGTTCCTGTAACTGAAATCTGGAGAACATTTGACAAGTCTAACTTAGATCCTTCTATTACTTCCCTAGAGGACATGGTAAAAGTAATGGGTAAAGACAAAGTGAAAAAAGCATTTGATAATGGTGATTTGTCAAGAACATTCTTGACTACTATGGAATCTGCTCACTTATCTAAAATTGCTACTGACATTGAGACTTACTTAATGTGGGGACAAGGTGGTAGAGTTCGTCAAGATGGACCAGATGATCTTAGATTATCAGTGGGTCTTTGGAAGCAGTTAGATAACTCTTTCAAAAGAATCTATAACAAAAACAATTTCACACTTGATTTATTCCGTTCTGAGATCTACAACTTCTTCAATGGAAAAGTTGAGTTCCAAGGACCAGATCCAAAAAGATCTCTAGTAGTTCAAACTGGTATGGGTGGGATGAGAATGGTAAATGAGGCAATTAAGAAAGAAGCTGTATCTTCAGGTCTTTTAATTCAAGCTGCTGATATCGGTGCAATCACTGGTAAAGGAATGGACTTGAACTTTGGATTTGCTTACACTTCTTATGTTATCCCATTCTTGGCTAACGTGAAGTTTGTATTGAATCCTGCATTTGACAATGTTCATACAAATGATATTGAGAACCCAATCATTGATGGTTTCCCATTATCTTCTTATTCATTCATTATCTTTGATATCACAGATAATACAAATGATAACATCTTCTTATTGAAATTATCTTGGGATAATCAATTGAAATGGTGGTATCAAAATGGTACTATGGACTACATGGGCCGTACACAAGGATTCCAGTCTTCTGGACAATTCAATGGGTACCGCGTAATGATGTCTCAGACAATGCCAGCTATCTGGGTTAAAGACCCAACTAAAGTGTTAAAGATTGTTATGAGAAACCCAATCACTGGTGGATCTTTCTAACCAGACACTATAACAAAAACAGGGAGGGGGTGACTCCTCCCTTTTTTTAATTTTAATTAATTTTAACCAACAATAATAAAACCAACAACAAAATGGAAAATTTCACAATGATAGAAACCGGGAGAGGCACAGTTAAACAAACACCAATAGCTGTAAGACCTTTCTTTGATTCAAGTGCTTCTAATATGGGATTAGAAGATTATGGTATGTCTTTGTTTGATGGGGTAACTCATCATGAACAAATTGCATGTTTAGAAAATAATGGAGTAGTTAGGTACTTAACAGGACTTAATGAATTTGCTCCAGATATTAGATTAATGAATGAACAAGATAAAGCTGCAAGGATTAAAGAAATTAGAGCTGCAGTAGGTGAGTTAGAAAAAGAACTAGCTGCTAATGTTATTGACTTAGATGATCCACAATTCTGGAATAAAGTAAAGTTGCTTAAGCCAGACAATTCTGACTTCTGGAATAGAATTAGTATTGCTTGTGGTAATGAACCTGTATTCTTGGATCCTAAAGATCCTTATGATAGAATTAAGTTATATGGTATTGAAGCAGGAGGATTTTCTTTGATAGCAAAAAGTTTTGATGATGCAAGATCAAGAGCAGTAGCTCCTAAGTTTTATTTAGATAAAACAGAAGAAACTGTAATGGCAAGAACTGAATACAAGAAATTGCGTAACAAAGCACTTTCTGAACTTCAGAAATTATTTGATAAAAATAGTACTAAGTTATTCTACATTGCAAAAGTTGTAGATATAAATAGTACACAATATAAGAAGTCAACACCTAATGATGCTATTTATGAAAACATGGATAACTACATTAATGGATTAGGTGGAGAAACAAACATGGAACGTGCAGCTAAATCTTTTGTTGAAACTGCAAATATGGATATGGAAACACTTAAAATTAAATCAATTGTTAGAGATTCCGTATTTTTTAAGTATATTGTTAATAAGGCTGATGGTTATATCTATCACACTAAGACTAACTCATTGTTAGGAAGAAATGTATCAGATGTAGTAGAACACATGAGAAATCCTTTAAATGAGGATATCTTAAAAGATCTAAACCAGTCTTGTGAAAAGTATTGGAACTCTTAAAACTAAAATAAAATGGCGGCTAAAATGACAAAAAAACAAATGGGTGGAATGCACGTGATGCAGGATGGCTCAATGATGAAAAATTCCATGATGAAAAAAGGTGGCGCTAAAAAGAAAATGAAAACAGGTGGTACTCCACCATCTCCTTCAAAAATTAAAGGTCAAGCTTTAAAAATGTGGGGTGATGAAAAAGCACTTACGGGTGCTATGCTTAAAGATGCTGCTGAAAAATCTAAAAGTCAATCTTTAGGTATAAATAAAAAGGATACTCTTTTTGGTGATCATGCAATTATAAAATTAATAAATCAAAAGAATTCTGCTCAAGATGATAAAGGTAAATCAGGAGCTCAATTAAAAGCAGAAGGTTTAGCAAAGAAAAAAGTTGGTGATGCACAAAAAGCAGCAGGTAAAAAATTAAAAGAAATAGGTGATGCTAAAAGAAGGGCTGGTGAGAAAATGAAATATGGCAAAACTGGTGGTATGGTTAAAAAAATGAAAACAGGAGGAATGGTTAATTCAAATGCTCTTGTTTCAGTAACTAAAGTTTCAAGAGGAAGACCGGTTAAATCTGCTGAACCTAAATCTGCTGCTAAAAAAGCAACAGGAAGAGTAGGTGGTACTAGTAAAGCTCCTAAAAATGCAACTCCTAAAAAATAAATAAAATGGCACAATACACAACTGGGAAAATTAACAACCCAAATGCAAGCGTAGAAGTACAAAAAGTTCCTGGTAGTAAAGGAGTATTTGTTAATCTTAATCAACCAGCTACTGTACAAACAGTTGCTAAAGGAAGATCAGGTGGAACAAGTGTAGCTCCTAAATCAGCTGAACCAGGGAAATAATTATTATGCCTAAAGATGCATGTTATTCTAAAGTAAAAGCACAGTACGCTGTGTTTCCTTCAGCTAGAGCTTCTCAAGCAATTGCCAAATGCCGTAAAGGTTCTGGTACTGTTAGAAAGACAAAAGCTGGAGCAGACTTGAAAAGATGGCAAGCAGAGAAATGGCAAGATACAAAATCAGGAAAAGCTTGTGGAGCCGGTGGTAAAAATGAATACTGCCGGCCAACAAGAAAAGTATCTAAGGATACACCTAAAACAAAGTATGAACTAACTCCTTCTAAACTAGCTGCTAAAAAAGCTGAGAAGTCTAAAGTAGGAATGGGAAGAAGAGTTAAAAATGTATAGTTATGGCAATTAGAAAAACAACGGCTAAGAAAACGCCTGCTAAGAAGGCATCAGTAAGCACAACTATTTCTGCAACACCAAAAGCAGAAATGAGAAAATGGGAAATTGAATCTGCTTTAAGTACATTAAAGAGAGCAGATGAGATTAGAAAAAATACTAAGATGATGGCTGATGTTAAAAAATTAGCTCAGGAACAAATGAATGTTCTTAAAACTTTTGGAACTAAATAATCATGGCACAGGCAAAAACTAAGAAAGTAAAAGTTACTGCAGGTGGTGAAAAACATGTAATTTATAAAAAGACTACAAAGAGAGGAGAAGGAAAAGTTGGTGACATTATGGTAAATCATCCTACTACAGATAAAGGAGTATGGGATACTATTGACTTAACAAAAAAAGCAGGAGCTAAAACTGTTAAGCAAGGTGTTGCATCAACTAAGAAATGGCATAAAGAAAATCCTTATCCTAAAATGGCAAAAGGAGGTTCTACACCAGCATGGACAAGATCAGAAGGTAAGAATCCAACAGGTGGATTAAATGCAAAGGGAGTAGCTAGTTATAGAGCAGCAAATCCTGGAAGCAAACTTCAGACAGCTGTGACAACTAAACCATCAAAACTTAAACCTGGAAGCAAAGATGCTAACAGGCGCAAAAGTTTTTGTGCTAGAATGTCAGGGATGCCTGGACCAATGAAAGATGAAAAAGGAAGACCAACTAGAAAGGCTCTTTCTTTAAGAAAATGGAACTGTTAAAATATATATATCATGGCAACAAAAAAATGTATGAGCTGCGGAGGCTCAATGAGTAAAATGAAAAAAGGTGGATCAAGTAAATCTTGTCCTCCAGGATATCACTGGACCGCTGGAGGTTGTGATAAAACAACTCCTCAATCTAAAGGCCCCTTATCATCTGCTAGTGCTAGATTAGGTCTAGGTACTATAGTAGGAATAGCCGCTTCTGGTATTACTGCTGCCCTTGCAAAAAAGAGAGCTGCAAAGAAACTTGAAAAAGAAGTTGCTGCTAAAAAAGCAGAAATGACAAAGCAGAAAAAAGGCGGAGCTATTAAGAAATATGCAATGGGAGGTTTTGCTCCTGCACAAAAAGGTGGTAGCAATACTAAAATGGGAATTTATGGAATTCCTAACGCAGGTGGAACCGGACCTGAAACAATGAAGAAAGGTGGTGCAATGAAATCTAAAACAATTAAAAAGAAATAGTTATGGCAACAATGGATGATTCATGTATGGAAACTGTCATGGTAGACGGTAAACCAAAAAGAAGAAAAAAGAAAAGTGGATGTAAACAAACATTTGGGCGTAGAAGTATTCCTGAAGGAGTTAAAAAAGTAGCAAAAGCTGCAGCTGTAATTGGAGGGGGTGCCTTAGCCTATGCTAAAAATGCATTTGGTGTAAAAGATAAAGTTAAAGAACTTATGGGTCAGAAGAAAGGTGGAGCTGTTAAGAAAATGGCTAAAGGTGGTTCATTAAAACCAGTTCCTTCAGACAAATCAAATTCACTTGGTAAATTACCTACAGCTGTAAGAAACAAAATGGGCTTTCAGAAAAAAGGTGGTACAGTTAAAAAGAAATAATCATGGCAACTAGAGCTGTAAAAACTTCTTGTAAAAACACAAAGGTAAGATCTGCTAGCGGGTCATGTGTTAAAGAAAGACCATCAATGAAGAAGGGTGGTCAAACTGCTAAGTTAGCAGAAGCTCCTGTTATGTTAATGAAGAAAGGTGGGTCTACTGATAAAAAATGGATTCAAAAAGCAATCAATCCTGCACACAAAGGATATTGCACACCAATGACTAAACCTACATGTACACCAAAGAGAAAAGCTTTGGCTATCACATTAAAAAAAATGGCTAAAAATAGATAACATGAAAAAGACAAATAAAACAAATCCTATTACTTGGTTTAGGGAACAAAATGAAAAAAGAGAAAAGCTTGTTAAAGGCTCTATGAAGAAGTTTGCAATGGGCGGACCTGAAGGAGGACCTGAAGATCCACCAACAGTACCAGCAGCTCCTAAACCAACTGATACAAATAGTTCTACTACTACTGATGCAGCATCTGCAGAAGCTGCTGCAGCTAAAGCAAAAGCAGCAAGAGATGCGGCAATTGCTGCAAAGATGGCTCAAAGTGGTAAACAAAAAAGACAACTTAATAAAGCTACAAGACAAGTAAATAGAGATGATATTAGACAGGCTAAAGTTGAAAAGAAAAAAGAAGATATAAAGTCTGGTGCACATGGTGAAAAAACTGCTAAAAGACTAGATATTCTTTCTAATACTCTTGGTATAGTTGATAAATCTTTAGGAGTAATTAATAAAGGAAAAGAAACATTTGGTCCTCAAAGAAAAGGTGGTGCTATTAAAAAAATGGGTTATGGTGGAATACCTGAAATGCCTAAGAAAAAAGCAGTAAGACCTGTAGCACCTTCTACTAGCCCTGGTCCAATTGGAAAAATAAAAAAGGGTGGATCCGTTACCCGTAAAAAAAGATAAGAAATGCTTAATAGCACTATCACCATAAAAATGAAGCAAAGGCTTAACAAGCTTGACAGCAATGACTATGATAACATAGAGTGCTGGCAAGTTGTTGAGGTTTTCAATAAGGCTCAGGTTGAATGGACCCGGAGACAACTGCATGGTATTAACCAGGTAAGGGAAGGTGATGAACAATCCACTAGAAGAAAGGATGATTTACAAGTATTATTAAGTACACAAACTTTAACATTAGCAGATAAAGAATATTACTATACAGGTAATATTCCAGCTGAATATCTAGAATGGAAACGTGTTGATGTTAATGCTAAAAAAGATTGTTGTGAGAAAAGAAGAATGACTGTTTATTTAGCTGAAGAGGGTAACCTTAATCAGTTATTAAGGGATGCAAATAAAAGACCTGATTTTGTTTGGGGAGAGACATTTGCTACCCTAATAGGCAACACTGTACATATCTACACAAACAATGAATTTGAAATACAATCCGCAGATTTAGTATATTACCGTCAACCAATTAAGATACAAATACAAGGTTGTGTTGACCCTTATACAAGTGTAGAATCTCCTGTAAATGTACCATGTGAATTTAAGGATGATATAATTGAATTAATAATTGATGAAGCTGTTGCAATACTTGCCGGTGATATTGAGTCTAGCAACCAATACACAAGAGGTACTGAAGGGGCGGAACGTAACAACTAAAAATAATGGATAAACCTAGAATGTTAAAAAGAGATGCGGTGTCAGGTACATCATACTCAAGTGCACCTGCAGGTGGAAGTTGTGATACAATGACTGCAGCTTGTGTATCAGAGTTAATGAATGCTGGAACAAGTTTTCATAAGTTACATCTTAAAGTAACTGGTACTGGATCATATGCAGCTCATAAAGCTCTTAATGATTTATATGATGCAATGCCTGAACATGCTGATGCTTTAGCAGAAGGATACCAGGGAGCAGCAGAAATGTTACTTACTTATTCTGAGTCAGCTCCTAGAACTTTAAATAGTGTAGAAGATGCATTAGGATATATTAGAGACATGATAAGTATGGTATCTAACTTACAAGCTAAAATGCCTTACTCTGAAATAGTAAATGAACTTGACACAGTTAAGTCAACATTAAACTCAGCTAAATATAAATTAAAGTTCTTGAAATAATTTTGTTATATCAAAAACTTTTACTATATTATAGTATATTATATTATTAACTAAAAACAAAACAAAATGGCTTATTTTAATCATGCTTTTAAGAAAGCATTTCTTGCCACAGGCGGGACACAAATCGGTACAGTAATTACATATCCTAATGGTAGTACTACAACAGCTACTACATCTGAAGGTTATTTAACTACTCAAGGTTTACCAACTTATGCACTTAACCAATTATCTGCAAATGCTGCATCTGCAACTACTGATGGATATATTGGATGGTTTGACCCAAAATTAAATGTATCTGTTGATATCAATAATGAAGGATTTGCACCTTGTTGTAATTTATATCTTGCTGGTTCAGCAATTTATTCTAATGACAAGATCGGTCCTTTAACTGGTGGTTATCAAGAGACTAACAAGTCTAAAATGGTTAACCCTAAATATGTATCTAGATTTTATTCAGTAGAGCCATGTACTCCACAAAACAATATAATCCATGTAGGTTCTACATATTGGACTGCAGGTGGTGGTGTATTAAGTCAAACTATTCTTGTTAATGGTTCAGGTTATGCTCTTATAGGTGTTACTACTACAACTGGTGGTACAGGTGAAGGATTAGTTGTTTCTTTTACTGCCGATGGTGGTGGTAATGTTTTAACAGTAGCTGTTCTTAATCCAGGAAAAGGATATACTGCTGGTGATGTAGTAACTTTAGTTGGTGGTGGTAATGATGCTACATTAACTATTAATACAGTAACTGCAGCTCATGCTCAAGAAGGATGTGGAATTTCTCCAGATTGCTGTAAAGAATATTTATGTGGTGAGACTTACTCTTTACGTTTAGATGTAAAAGGTTCTCCAGCTTTGAGATTCTTAAATCACAATGCATACAATACTGTTGATGCTTATACAGGATGTTGTCCAGCAGATGCAATTGCTCCAGTTGCAGTTGACTCTACTGAGGTAATGATCTTATGGGCAAATGGTTTAACTACTAATCCAATTGTTGGTCCTTTTGTACAAATTGTTGTACAAGCTGAAGACGGAACATTATGGTATGCTCCAGGAACATCTGCTGCTTTCTTAGCTGCTAATGGTGCTGATACTTGGGATAACTATGTATCTCCAGGACACGTTGTTGATGCTTGTGCAGGTTTAATCTTAAATGGTGCTTATGTTGATACTAAATTTGGTGACTGTACATTCCAATTATCTGACTTCTATGAAAAAGAGCCAGTTAGATTGTACGCATCAGAAGTAGATTTAAATGGTGACCCATGTGCATTTACTACTCTTTGCGTAGTAACAGAATGTCAAGGTCTTCAAGTTCAAGGTTTAGGAGAAACAGTAGTAAGAGAATTGACTATGTCAGAATCTTACAGACAAAACTTCTTAGCAACTGACTTTAGGATCCGTGAGATTACTCAAGGAAACCAAATCATTAGTTCTATTGATAGAAGTGCATTATACTACAGATATATTTTACAACACAATGTTCCAAGAAATTATAATCCTTCTGGTACATTTGATGCTGATCAGTACTTATTAGAAGTATACTCTTTAGAATCTTTAAATACATTCTTTGATGATACTGCTGGATGGTTAGATTCTTGTGGTGTATGTGAGATTGATCAATACGCTTGTAATTCAGTATGTAAAGTTCCAATTGCATTCCCTGCTGTACCAGTATACAATCCGTACAATGTAGTTTCTTGTAACTAATCAAGTAACTCAATTTTAAAAACATAAAGGGGAGCTGAGTTTCAAACTCCTCCCCTTTTTTTTATACAATACTTATGGCTAATCACGTATTAAGTTTAGAGGTCCCTACAGTAATGAACACTTGTATCATGACTATTTTTGATACTAGTGTCTATTCTACATTGTTAACTATAAGCTGTCCTACATTACATATTACTGTACCGGGATTTACTTATTCAAATGAAATTACTGGAACAACTATGACTGACTTTGTAAACTACGGGCATTTAAATGTAACTGCTTGTAATTTACAATTACAAACCCAAGATTGTGGTACTAGTTACACAGATATTCCAGATGGTATTTACATTATTAAATATACTGTAGAACCAGCTGCTCAAGTGTATGTAGAGTATAACCACTTGAGAATATCAAAAGCATTAAATAAATACAATAAAATTTTATGTAGTGTGGATGCAAATGCATGTGATCCACCATTTAAAATAAAACAACAACTTGAAGCATTAAGATTAATTAATATGTATCTTCAAGCAGCAAAAGCTAAAGTAGAAACTTGTCATGAGCCACAGAAAGGTATGAGCTTATACAACTATGCACTTAAGCTTTTAAATAAAATGGATTGTGTGAATTGTTAAATTATTAAAACCAACTAATTATGTCAAATAGTAAATGTCCAAATTGTGGAGCAAGAATGTCCTGTGGATGTCAAAGAAGACAAGCATCAAATGGAGCTAGTGCTTGTTCAAGTTGTTTAAGTGCTTTAGAAGCACAGATTAAAGTATTAAAACAAGCTACTGCAACAACTACTCCAACAACTATTCAACCACAATGGGGAGCTAATAGATACAAAACAAAATAATAAAATGTCAGCACTAGTACCATATTATTCAATTACAAGTTGTTGTGATCAAAGTACAACTCAAGGATTTTTTACAATTCCTGGAAGTACAGTTGTTGTAACTGATGGGGTATATACATTTACTGGTATAACTTTTTTAGAAGGAAGTACAGGTATGTGGTTCTATTCTGGATTTTGTTATACAATACAATATGCTGGTACTACTTTAGGTGTATATCCACCTGCATTTAATTATTTGGATGTATTTCCTGCAGCAGGAGATACGTGTTCATCATCAGATTGTACAGAATGTAGTACTCCTGTTGCAACAGCATACTCAGTATATAATTGTTGTGATGCGGCTGTAATAGTTAATTTAAATATAGATTTAACTGGTTGTTTAGGAGTAGTTGATGGTGTTTGGGTATATGATGGAAATGGTTTTTCAACTGATAGTGGTTTTGAATTTGTTAGGGGGGACTGTTACAACTTTACACAAATAGAAGATGGTGTATATGAAAATGGTCCACCTTGTTATGAGTTTACTACATATGATAGTACTTGTCAAGAGCAACAAGCTGGTGGTAAGTGTCCTGCATGTGACCTAGGATTACAATACTTAAAATTCCAAAGTTGTTGTTCTGAAAATTATATATTATTCAGGGGATCTGATGTTGCTTCATACTATGGAGTTAGAGAATACTTAGGAGCTTTAGTAAATGGATTAGAAAATATTTGTTATTCAATTACTATTGGTAATGTAGGTGATCTCTTTGTTCCTGATGTACCAGCATTTAATGCATTACCATTTCCTCCAGCATATATTGAAGGAGTAACTTTTAGTATATTATCTAATGAAGATACAGATTGTACTTTATATACTGCACAATGTCCAAGTTGTTATCCTCTTCCCTGTTATACATTGTATAATTGTGACGGAGAATCTTTTAACACTACAATAGACCTATCAGGATATCTAAATTCATTTATTACTATTATTGATGCATTAGGTGTAGCAAGTGGTCCTTGGTTTGTTGTAGAAAATAATGATACATGTGATGGTGCAATAGATACATTTACTGTAGATCCTGTAACACCAGATCCTTGTATACCAATGTGTTATGATATACAAGGGACAGGCACAGTAATATATATTGGTTATGATTTAGAATTAACTAGAGATTATTTACCAATTAAAATTTGTTCTTATATATATCCTCAAGTTACAGGATCATTTACTATTACAGAATATGGTGAATGTACATTTAATGAAACAGGATTAGAGTGTCCAGAACTTTGTTTTTTATTAACAAACTGTGAAGACCCTCTTATAACTTATAATTCAAACTCACAAAACTTACTTAACAATGTTGGAGAAGTTGTAACTATAGCTGGTTATGATGGTTGTTGGGAAGTTTCTATTAATGATGGTATATGTGATTGTCCTATTAATGTTATTGTATTAACAAGTTCAGTAGACTGTGAAACGTGTAAGACTTTAATTGCTTATAAATTAACTAATTGTGATAATCCCTTTTCTATACAATATACATATGATGATTTATCACAGTATGTAGGACAAACAGTTCTCACAGATTGTGGTTGTTTCATAGTGGAGTTAATTAACTTTGCTCCTCCTGCTATACAACCTATTGTAATAATTACAGCTTTTGATAATTGTGTGGATTGTAAAAGACCATACTATAAGTTATTAGACTGTAATACACCAAAGGAGATTTATACATTTAGTGATTTAAGTCAATATGTTGGTACAGTAGTAAAGATTGCAAACTGTGATGAATGTTGGACAGTATCAGAAACAGATGTTCCTATCAATCCAGGTATTGTAACAGTTATTAGTTCTCACATAAATTGTATTAGTTGTGTTACAACAGCACCTTGTATTTGTTCTAATGTAAGAAATGATAATGCTATTGCATACACATATGATTACATTGACTGTTATGGGGCAACTCAATCAGTAACTGTACAACCAGGAGAAACAAGTCCTAAGATTTGTTTAATTAAATGGTTAGAACCAGAAGGATGTGAGTGTATAATTAAGACAGTAACTATTGGATCTAGTGTAACTAGTAATGTGTTGAATGCATCAGGTGTTTTAATCAATTTTAAAAATTCTTGGGATGCATTTCCAAGTGGGTCATTATATATTTATTATGATGGTACTCAATGGATTATGAATGATTCTGCGGAAAATCCCGCATATTATTTACTACCATCAAAATCTGATTGTCCAGCAGGAACATGGCATCCGGTATCAAGTATTCCTGTAGCAGATGCTATAACAATATCAACAGTCTCTTGTCAAGGTTTTTATCAATACTTTGGAGACTGTACTAATGGAGTATGTCCTGCTCCAATATATCATTTAAGAACTGTAAAACCTGGATACAATACTCCAGCATGTAGTGCAGAAAAATATGAAAGAATCTCATGTAAGGCAGCTCAGATACTTTATAGAAATGTTCTTACATTAAGATATGGAATAAGTAACTGTTGTCCCGAAGATGATGAGTATTGGTTAATTAAAAAAGAATTAATAGACTTAGCAGCTTTATATAATCCAGATTATCCATGTGCACCAAATAATCCATGTGGATGTGGATGTGGTAGTCAAGGAAGTTGTGGTTCAAGTTGTGGGTGCGGACAACCAGATGATTGCTCATGTAATCAACTAAGAAGTTGCAATTCTTAATTATAATTTGTATATTATATTAATAGTAAAAATATGAAACCGTTAAATTTAGATAACTCCCCATGTAGTCCAACATCCAGTAACTGTGTTATTTGGCAAGGACCAGACTTGGCTTGTATTAAATTGTGTAAAGGTGATACAGTATCTGATGTTATAGCAGCATTAGCTACTGAATTATGTACTATCTTAGATCAGCTTAATGTAAACAACTATGATTTAAGTTGCTTTGCATCAACAGCATGTCCTCCAGCAGATTTCCAAGCATTGATTCAATTTTTAATTGATCAAATTTGTGAAGCTCAAGGAATTACAGTTGACACAACAAGAACAACTTCAGCATGTCCTGATTGTGTAGTAACTGTTGCTGCTTGTTTTATTGTAGGTAATACAACTACTATGCAGTTAGTAGATTATGTAAATCTAATTGCAGAAAGAGTTTGTTCTATCATTGATCAAATAAGTTTAATAAATAATCAGATTTCAATTTTAGATAGTAGAGTAACTGTATTAGAGAATACACCTCCGCCAACATTTACTCTTCCAAGTATTTCTACAGGATGTTTAGCGCCTTATATGGCTAGTTTAGCTTCTGCACCAATTGATCAAGTACTAAGTACTTTATTAAACAATTCTACAATTGGATACTGTGCCTTAATTCAAGCAACGGGATTACCTGCTGCTATCCTATCAGCCGTAGCAAGTCAATGTATTGCTTCAACTGACACATCATTAGCTTATTCACCAGATACTATGGGCACTGCTTATTTTGGTTCTTGGGTTAATTCTCCGGTAACTGCAGCAAATGCTATTACTAATCTTTGGATTTCTATATGTGATATTAGAAAATATTTATTAGAGCAAAGTTTTTCTGTAGTTGATACTAACACAGTTAACTTAACATATACTGCAGGTGTATTAACTGCAGAAGTACAAGATACAGGATGGGTAAGACTAAATGGTTTTTCATATATTCCTGATACTAACATACAAGGTGTTCCAATGGTAAGAAGAATTGGAAATGTATTACATTTTAGAGGTACAATTATTGTTCCTTTACCTAATGGAGCAGCTCCTTTAACTTGGAATTATTCAGCAGGAGTTGATAGTTATTTTACAGCTCTTGGTGTTGCACCATTTCAAGGAGTTGGTGGAGTTTTAGTAAATACTTTTGGTTCAATTACATTTAATAATAATGGGGCAGGTTCATGTGATTCTGTAATTCCATTAAGCGTTATTCCAGTAGGATGGGCAATTGATGGTTCATATACAAATCCAGCAGGATGGAAAGTTGCATTAAGAAGTGTTCCAATAGATCCCGATAATAGTACAGTTTTAACAACTGTGGTTACTCAAAATATTGAAGCTAATGGAAATTTATCACTTCAACTATTAAGAGATCTTGAAGCTACAAGTGTTCCAGGAAGAGGTAGTACCGCCTCATATGATACAGCACATTTAAATGTTGTTATATCACATGTTGGAGGGGGTGCGCAACCACCAAAATATAGTAATCCTGGAACTAGTCTATATGATTTTGCTGGTACAGGTACTCAACCAACATCAATATTTTATGAAACAGCTGCATATCAATTAAGTTGTAATGCTAACAATCCTGATCAACTTGGTGGATTTTTTCAAAGTCTAGATGGTTTAACAGCTTTCATTTCACCTTGTTCTAATTTACTTCCTACTCCTGTACCTTGTGCATAATACTATAAAAAATGGCAACACTAAATACATGTAAAAAATGCGGATGTCAAGATGCTTTCTTGACAACGCCACCTCCATGTCCTACTCCAGCAGGATGTCCTGATCCAGAACCATGTTCTGAAGTATTTAATGCAGAGTGTATAGTTTATACTGGTGCAGATATTGAATGTGGTGATGATACAGTTGTTACTACTGATACAAATGTAGCAGATGCATTAAATGATGTTGTAACTTATTTTTGTGATAATCAAACAAGACACTTAAGATTTGTAAAAGAATTTACTTCCAATCTTGATGCTGCACTTTTAACTATAACAAGAGCAGAACTTACTGCATGTGGAATTAATCCTTCATTATGTAGTGAAGATGGTTCTGAATTTTCAGATTTTATTATAAATATATGGTTTATAATACCCAGTTCAACTGCATGGAGACTTCTTCAACCATATAGTTTAGGTGGTTCTTGGGCAGCAGCAGTAGATGATGCTACAGGAGATATAACACTTTTATTAAATCAAGCACCCGTTGATCCTCCTGCAAGAGTGAGGGTTGTAATCATATTTTAAGAAGTTACAGTTTGTTGGTTTCTGTGACAACAACGGCAAAGCCCTCGCACTTGCGGGGGTTTTGTTTTATACCTATATTTGTTAAAGTCATTTATTTTTAGTATATTAATATGAAGGAATTTAACAATCCGAATGTAAAGGCACCTAGGTTTAGACCAGATGTTTATAATGTAATGAACAAAAAGTTCTTTGAAAGTTTTAGAGAAAAATATCCAAAATACAAACACTTGGATGATGCTCAGTTAAAGAAGATTGGAAAAACCTTTAACCAGATTATGTATCAAGCTGTTATAGATAATAGAGATGGAATACAACTTCCTGAACAAATTGGATGGATTTTTATTGGAACATGTCAACAAAGTAAAAAACAAAATATTGATTTTGCAAAGTCAAAACAATATGGAATTAAAGTGAGCAATAATAATTGGGCAACTGATGGTAAACTTGCAAAGATATTCTTTTCAAATTTTGCTCCTAAGCATAAAATAAGAAATAGAGAATACTGGATATTTATAGCATGTAGAGAATTTAAAAGAACTGTAGCTAAAACTTATCCAGAGAATTGGAATATGTATCTTACAATAGATGCAACAAGACAAGCAAAACTTGCATATGCAAAGCATGTGTATAAGGACATAAAAAATAAAGAAACTATTAAAGCTTTAGAGAACTATAATGAATTTGATTTATGACAACAATTGGACAAGCAATTTCAAGAGTAAGAAATACATTAAAGGCCGTTAAGGAAGATCCTTTCTTAACTGACCGGACAATATATTTTGCATTACTCAAGTATGCTCAAACTCTTATAAAAAGAGAAGACAATCAGTTTAGACTGATGAAGATGAGTCAGATATTTAAAGTTCTACCTTATGTAGAACTAATTGATGTAGATAAAGTAGAAGCTCAATGTATTGGTGTATACTCTGAATGTTACTTCAAAAGATCTAAAGATAAGTTGCCAAGTATATTAGATGGAATGTTTGGTCCTATTATACGTACTACATCTTCAATAGATGGTTCAATAGAAATGTTTAGAACAGATCCCGGAACATGGATATCAATTACTAAATCAACTACATATAAATATAACAAAAGACCTTACTTCTGGTATCTTAATGGTTATATCTATTGTCCAAATATTGATTGGGATGCCATAAGAATAGAAGCTATTTTTGATGGCCAACTAGATACTTGTGATACTGATCCATGTCTTATTAGACAAGATGATGCCTTTGTAATTCCAGAGTATTTATTTTCTGAAATGGAACAGTTTGTAGTAAAAGAATTAACCATGACTATGTCAGTTCCAAGTGATGGACCTGATGATAGTCAAAATGCTCTTAGATAATGGATTTTAATTACACACTTAAGTATAGAACATTTGATCAGTTGTTTGAAGATGTTACTATTGACCTAAATACATTTGCTCTTGAAAACATGATAGAGCCTCAGCAACTTATTAAGTTAGCAAGAAAGCTGAATTATGAATTAGGTCTTAGAATAAATCAACAAAAAGAAATTGTTCTTGATGTATGTCATGGGAAAGTTAAACTTCCTGATGATTTTTATGTGTGGAATTATGCAATGATATGTGATCAATATACAGATACTGTAGTTGGTTATGATGGATTTGCTGGAGGAACTAATATGCAAGAAGTAAGATATCAAGAAGTTCCAGCAAATGTAGATCAGTGTGCATTACCTACTGTTAACTGTAGAACATGTAATTCTAATCCATGTAATCATACTGCCGCATGTGATCTTAATCATCCTATAGTAGATCCAATACCAACTGCTTATGACCCCTTAAATCCTACAGGTAATACATGTATTGCTCCAAGAGTATTTATGAATTGTAAAGGAGAAAAATGGGAACTTATTCAGGTAATCAATCCTTCAGTTACAAGAACATACAGATCTTTGCGTCCATTACGTATGATAAGAAGTCAGGAAATTAATTGTGATTGTCCAAATTTGTATTTTAATACAAATGATCAAGGATGGTTAAAAGGAGGTTTCTTGTTTACTACATTTGACACAGGTAAAGTATATATTAATTACATGGGAGAAATGGAAGATGATCAAGGACAGTTGATGGTTCCTGATCATGCTTTAATAAATGAGTATTATGAATATGCTCTTAAAAAAAGAATCATAGAGAACCTTGCACTTAACGGAGAAGATGTAGCACAAAGATTACAGATACTACTTCCTGACTATAAAGCTGCAAGAAATCAAGCGCTTAGTTTAGTTAATACTCCAAACTTCAGAGAGATGGAAGAACTTTGGTGGACAAATAGACGCGCACAGTATTCAAAATATTATGATATGTTTAAATCATATCAGAGAGGTAATTATACAAGAACTAGCAATAATAGAATTATCTAATGGCTAAGAATAATATTCAAAATACTACAGAAAACCAAACAAAGTCATTTGTTAAAGGTCTGAACAAAGATTCAGATCCTTCATTTGTACAAGATGGAATGTGGACTCATGCCATTAACGCAATGAACAATACATCAGAAGGTGATGTAGCTACATTGTCAAATGAAAACTCAAATTTTCTTTGTGCTCTGACTGGAACAACTATGCCCATTACTGTTACAAATAAATATATAATAGGGGCTATTCAAGTTTTTTCAGACAAGTGGTTAATTTTTACTGCAGGACATAATGGATTAGGACAACCTGTTATGTCTGAGATAGGTTTATTTGAAGATGACTTATGTAAATACCGTCCTATAGTACAAGATGCATGTTTAGGATTTGATAAAAGATATTTGATATCTGGATCTTCTAGGGAAAAAGAAGATTGTACATGGCAAGTTTACTGGGCGGATGGTCTGAATCCAGATAGATATTTAAATATTGGTGATCCAAAAACTTGGCCAACCCCAGACTTTACTTGGTTGGGAGGTGGTCCAACTACTATTAACTTTTATGGTAATACTGTAGGTCAAACTTTACTTTGGCCAGGAGTAGCTTGGAATCAAGATCCAACTACAGTAAATAACTGTACTACTTATACTGAATTAAATTCATTAGACTGTCAGCACATTAGACTAGCAAGATTAATGTCTACTCCTTGTCTTAATTTAAAGTTAGGACAACAAGGTGGTACAATGGCTAACGGTACATATTTTGCAGTTATTGCTTATTGTATTAAAGGTCAAAAAGTAACTGATTGGTTTTCACCAAGTAATAACCAATTTGTATTTACCCCTAATGATCTTGAGAGTTCATTACTTCTTGAAGTATCTGCTGACTTTGAAAACTTTGATGAGTTTGTTTTAGGATTAGTTCAAAATATAAATCAAGGAACTGTTGCAAAACAAATTGGTTTCTATTCTACAAAAACTTCTGTAATTGCAATTGATCAAGTAGATCCAAGTGTAGTAACTATTCCAATTGAACAACTACCTTTACAAACACCAGTGTTTGAAAAGTCTGATCAAATGACTGATGTAAATAATTACTTACTACGTGTAGGCCCTACATCTAAGTTTGATTTTAATTATCAACCACTTGCTAATCTTATTGAAGCTAAGTGGGCTTCAGTTGAATATCCTGCTGATTATTATATACAGGGAGGTAACAATACTAATTACTTGCGTGATGAAGTATACACATTCTTTATCCGTTGGATCTATAATACTGGAGATAAGTCTGCTTCTTACCATATTCCTGGTAGAGCACCACAACCTTTTACTATTCCAACTACAGGAGCTTCAGTAGCAGAGACATCAACAGCTGTGTTACCAAATAATTTAGCTACTGATGATAAAGTGTTTGAAGTTTACAATACTGCTTATTCTACTGGTGGTGCATATGTTGGTACAACTCTTCCTGATGGTGGTGTTGTATTGGATACAGGTAACATGGGATATTGGGAATCAACAGAAGTATATCCTGACAATAGACCAGACATCTGGAATTCAAGCACATATTGTTGGACAACTCCAGCAGGACAAAATCCACAGCATGATTTATGTGGTCAACCAATTAGACATCATAAGTTTCCAGAAAACTTTTTAAATAATAGTGCTAGTACAACAACAGTGCACTTTAGAAATAATCCTAACCCAAGTACAGTTGGTAATGATTATTTTATTAGACTAATGGGTGTATACTTTGAAAATATTATTCTTCCAAAAGATCAAGAAGGAAAAGATATCCCAGGTATTGTAGGTTATGAAATTCTACGTGGCTCCCGTGAAGGAAACAAGACTATCATTGCAAAAGGAATGGTTAATAATTTTAGAACCTATACAATAAAAGGTTCAGTAGCAAAAGGCCGCACCGGACTCTATGGTAATTATCCATTTAACACAATTAACCCTATAAGCCCTAACGCAGGAGATATGGTTGGTGTAGATGATCCATACATGCATGATATTAATCAGAGTATTCCACAGGATTTAATTTCTTTTCATTCACCGGATACAATGTTTAGAACTCCTTTCTTATCTACTACTGAGTTAAAACTCTATGGTAATTTGTCAGGATATACTTCACAGCAATTTATTGAACCTGATAAACATCCTAAGTTCAAATTACTTGCTGATGCTGCAATAATACCAATGTTTATAATTGGTCTTGCTGAAGCTATAGTATCTATGATAGGTAAAAGAACATTTACTATGCCTGAATATGCTCCAGCTTCTGGAGCAAGTGATGCAGCTGGTCTGGCATTGGCAGCATATTTAGGTGGTGCTGCAGTAGCTGCAGGTGCCGCTACAACCTATGAAGGTTTTTTAGCTACTTATTATAGTACAGGAGTGGGACCTATTACAGATGTAGGTTTAATGATTGCTGGTGGTTATCCATTAACGTCAGTTGGTATAGCTGAAGAAGCTTTAATAACTTCAATGAATCTTACAACTATTCCTGGCGTAAATGCTCCAGCTGTAAGAACAGGTAATATTGTATTGCCTGACTTTGCTTATTTACCATTACCATTAAGATTACTTGGTGCTGCAAATCAAATATTATTTTATTTCTCAGAAGGAGCTGATGCAACTTTACAGTTAATATATGCATTACTTCCTTACCGTCAATTTGCATTACAGCAGATTGCTCATGGTTTTTACAGTGGGATGAATAGAAATACTGCAACAAATTTATATAGATTTAAGATTGAAGAAAGTTTTTACATGCGGGATAATATCCAAGAAGTTTCTAGATATCAAACTAACACAGGTGTATGGAACTCATACAGTATAAACAATCTTAAAAGACCTGACTCAGTTGTAGTACGTACTAAATCTGGACCTTATTATAATCCTGTATATCCTAACGGTGTAACAACAGGACCTAGCTTATTAAATAGTGATAAATCATTAGTTACTTTAGGTTCAATAGTTCAAGCTGGAGCATGGGGTGGAAGTTCATATTTTGCACCAGGAACACGTCCTGATTTTGATAATTTTGAAACTCCTTTTAGTTTACCAATTGGTAGCCACTATGCAGGACTTAAAGGAAGAGTTAGAAATCAGTATGGACAACTTAACGGAATTAAACAAATTACAATTACTCCATGTGAGCAAAAGTTTAATCCAACTACTATACCTCCCTTAGGACCGTATTCATTACCCGGATGTGTAGGATCATTTAGTTATAAAAAAATTGATGTCTCACCAATATTATTTAACGGTGATACATACATTAATAGATACACTGAAAAGAATACAATGTGTTTCTATTATGATTGGTTATATGGTCAACCTGATGGTATGGAGTATAATTACTATTTACATCAGATGATTCCTCAAACTAGATTTAATGTAAACAGCATTAAGTATGATGTTAGTGATTTAGCTGAAGCATTAAACTTTTCTTCACCAACAATCCCAGGAACCGGAGCTCTCCCTACAAGATTTTACAACCTTGATTACTATAAGAGTTTTACAAGGAAGTATGACTATATAACAGATCAACCAATAGGATTCCCAGATACATATCCAGGAGTGTTTGGAGTTAAGCAATCTAAGTTCTATATAGCAAATTCATCTATCAGAGATTTCTTTGTAGAATCAGATGTATTAGTAGACTTTAGAAAACAAGGAGATTATGATTGGGAAAAACACTATGATCCATATAGATATACAAATTATAACTTTATGTTTAATGCAGACCCAAATATTTTGGGAAGAGGTAATGTTTTTATTTATGATTACTCTCTAAGTGTATCTAAACTATATAATCAATATTTCTCTGCAGGCAATGTACAAAGTAAATACTATGACCCTAATGTGGCCAAACTTTGCTTTACATATTATCCTGATAGATTAATATATTCTTTACCACAACAGACAGAAGCTATTAAAGATAGTTGGTTTGTTTTCTTGGCTAACAACTATTCTCAGTTTAGATCAAAGATCTCTGGAGTTAAGTCAATAAACAAGTCAGGTCTATTTATTACATTCAAGAATGATAGCCCATTAATGTACCAAGGTGTAGATACTTTACAGACAGATTTAGGAACTAAGATTACAATTGGTGATGGTGGGTTATTTTCTCAACCAGGACAATCTGTATCTAATGCTGATAAACCATATGAATATGGATCATCTCAGAATAGATTAAGTGTTATTTCTACACCAGCTGGTTTGTTTTATGCATCTCAAAATCAAGGTAAGATATTTTCTTATAGTGGTGGTTTAGATGAGATATCTCAAAATGGTATGAAGTGGTGGTTTATTTTATTTATGCCATACAAACTTACAGATGATTTTCCTGATTACCCCTGGCAAGATAACCCAGTAGCGGGAATAGGTATCCAAGGTGTGTATGATAATAATAATGCTATTCTTTATTACTCTAAAAAAGACTATGCAGTAAAAGAACAGTTTAAAGGTCAATTAATTTATGTTCCTTTAGATGCTAAAAGAAAAGGAGACTATTTTACTCTACCATCTCAACCAGGTTCACAGTTCTTATTAGGAGATCCTATTGTTTTTGATAATGCATCATGGACAATGAGTTATGATCCTAAGAGTAAGTATTGGATTAGTTTCCATGATTGGCATCCAGATCTTATGATACCTGCTAAGGATGTATTTTTGACTACAAAAGATACCGGAATCTGGAAACATAATTTAGTATGTGATAACTACTGTAACTTTTATGGAAAAGATTATCCATTTGAAATAGAAGTACCTATCCCTACAGGACAAAGCGTAACAACTGTAAAATCAATTGAGTATATACTAGAATGTTATAGAAGATCCGCATTTAATTGTGTTGATCAATTTCATGTTCTTGATTTTAACTTTGATCATTTAGTAATATACAACTCAGAACAAGTTTCAGGATACCTTAACTTAAATTTATTCCCTAAGAATAATGTTACACTAAGTTTACAGTATCCAAAACTTAATGCAAACCTTGCATCTTTTGATATATTATTTTCTAAAGAAGAACAGAAATATAGAATTAATCAATTCTGGGATATTACTAAAGACCGTGCGGAGTTTCCTGTTGGTTCAAATTATCCACCAACAGGTCCTGTAGTTCCTGGAACAACAATTCTTCAAGGAAGCTATGATAGCAATTACACATGGTTAACGGGTCCTGATGGATACACACGAGTTCTTAATCCAGCTAACATGGATTATGATAAAGCTCAAATGCAAAGAAAAAAGTTTAGACATTATCTTAATCTTGTAACTTTAAGAAAAGATGTTTCAGGTGATGTCAATATGATCTATAAATTAATAAATACTAAAAATCAAATGTCCCTTAGATAATGTATAATAAAAAACTACTTAAGAACATAGTTGATGGTTTAGATAAAGCAAAGAAACCTAAAGCTGCAAAAGATATTATTTATGATCCAAAAGGTCAATGGAAACATCCTGGTGAAGTAACACGTATTCCTTCTAGTTCAATTACTATGAAAGGAGTAGGGTATCCTGTATTAGGTGTTCCCAATAAGGGAGCGCCTTCTATGATGCAACCAAACCAAGATTATAACTTTCCAAATGCTGATTATGTTGATGAGTATCCACACATGGATGGTGGTGGACAAATCTATACATATGCTGCAAGACCTGGTTCTTACTATAAGAAAGATGTAAATGGTAAGTGGTTGATTAAGAATGAAGGAACTAAAGGTAAATATGTTGCAGTTGATGATCCAAAAGGAACAAGAACAAAAGCTTTAAATGCTCAGGCAAAACCAATGCCTGCTAAAAAACCTGCTGTACAACAATCTAAGTATGATCCTTTGCATGATACAAGTAGTGTTCAAAAAGCTAATACAACCCAAGTAAGTAATCTAATAAAAAGAGATACGCCTGAGTTTATTACCAATCCCATAAAATATAAGCATGATCAAGAAGTAAAGGCAAAGAAAGAAGTAAGAACAAAAGTACAAGATAAAAATAAAAAAGTAAAACAGTTTTATGAAGAGTATCATGAGTCTCCAAGATATACTGAGATGATTCAAAATAGTGATCCTGAAAACTGGACTGATTTTTACTTTGGAAGAAAAGAAAATTTAAAAGGACCACGTGTTGTAGTTAAAGATAAACAACCATTAGATAGCCCTAATACAGGTGGCTTTTCTATGAGTGATACTGGATGGATTACAGTATTACCACAAGGACAGGGTGTAAACGGCTTATTACCTCATGAGTGGTCACATTCAACTGATAGACCTCTTAATCCTTGGGCAATAAATCCTTATACTAATAAACGTTATAACTTAGGTAACAATAATAATGACAGATTAATTCCTGCAAAAGATCAACAATGGATAGCAAAACATAGAACTAATGATTGGTATCATTCACCTGAGTTTCAAAAGCTACCTCTTGAAGAAAAAAAAATTGAATGGAGAAATGTAAATGATCCTTGGTACAAAGCAAATGCTCAACAACAAAAAGAATGGTATGACTATGTAGGAGAAGACACTGAGACAAGAGCAAGGTTAAATGATATAAGATATCAATCTAAAGAAAGAGGTATCTATGATCCATTTACAGAAAAAGTAAGTCCGGCTACTTATAAAAAATTATTAAATACAAAATTTGAAAGTGGTGATAAAGAAGGATTTGATGCACTTAAACAATTAAAAGATGTTTACACTGATGAAGAAATTCAATGGATGCTAAACAACATATCTAAAAATGAAAATCAAGAAGAAGATGTAAATGAAGGTATGGCAAGAAAAGGTGGTTCATTAAAGTCTAAGAAATATACAAGAAATTTAGATGGAACAAATTATCTTTTTGCTGAGTCAAGTTTATTTAAAAAACCTAAGAAACTATCTAAGAAAAGAATCTTTCATCCTCATGCAAAATATTATAAAACAGGAGGTGAGTCAGGTTGTCCAGAAGGATATGCATTTAATCCTGTAACTGGAGAATGTGTTGAATGGGATCCTGAAGTATGGGACTCAGAAGAACAAGCAACATCCTATGATCCAGTTGGAGATGTAATTTATATGAATCCAAATGATAGACCGGAAGGAATGTCAGATGAAGAGTATCAGCAAATGTATCAAGATCAACTTGAACACGAACAATTGCACAGGCTTCAATGGGTAAACGGAGACTTAAAAGGTAGAACAGGTACACCATTAAGAATGCCATCTACAGTAGATAACCAAGAATATGATGGTGATCATTATTATAACCGTAGATCAGAAGATGAAAGTGATTTAGGTAATTATTGGATGGAACAACATCCTAATGAAGCAAACTTTATTCCGGGTGATGTACTTTATGATAAAGTAATTAATCCTGCTATGTATGAAGTTCCTTGGACATCAGAGGGAGAAGCTAGAGGTTATGAATATAATGTACATGATGGCATGCCTTCTTTTTTTCCTAAAAAGAAAAAAGGTGGTGCATACTATGATGACTCTAGAGATGCTTGGGTAGATGCAGATGGAACAGTAGGACCTAATGGTCCTGCAAATTATCAAGATGGTGGAGATTATATTGAAGCAGATCTTACACCAGAAGAGATACAAGAGTATGCTAAAGGTGGTTATATAGTAGAAGACATCTCTATACCTTCATTAAATCAAAAACAAGTAGGAGGACCTCAAGGACCACCTCTATTAGTTAACAATGCTTTGTTAACATCAAATCAAAAGATTGCAGCAGCGGCACATACTTCCCCTACTAGGGAGAATGCAGCTAAACTCCAAAGTCTTAAAGACCAAAAAGTAAAAGAAGAAGCTGATAAAGCAGCAAGGATAGCAGCTTATAAAAAGAAACAAGCTGAAGAAAAAGCAAAGGCTGAAGGAATAGCTAGATGGTATGAAGAAGAAAAGAAAAGAAGAGCTGAAGAAGAAGTTCTATTTGGAAACAATGGCGTTCAAGCTTCTGATGCAACAAGAGTTGATATTGGATATTTGTCTCCTCTTGTTGGTATAGCTAAAAGAGAAGAACAAGATAAAAGAAATCAAGAAGATAAAATATATAACTCTCAGCAAAACGCTATTAAAAAAGGATATAAGACCATCTATGATTATGAGAATGATCCAATGGGTGCCCAATGGGATAAAGCACAAGCTAATGAAGCTGCATGGCTTCAATCAGGTGCTGAAAGACCAATGGTCAACACAGGTGAGATGGGTTATAACAAAGGATTTACAAATGATAAAAGTGGTTGGGATCCTATAACTAAAAAGTATTATACTAAAACTGGTATCTATGATCCTAAAACTAAAAAATGGAAACCAAATCCATCTTACTTTAAAGGGTCAGGAGCAATACAATCAGTAGATGAAGTTTGGGCAGCACCTATTGCTATACCAGCTGCTCTTGAAGGTATTGGTGCTTTAGCAGCATTAGAAATTCCAGGTCTTGGAGCAACAGTTGGTCAAGCAGTTAATGCGGGATTTGTTGCTCATGGTATAACTAAACTACCTGAGACAGGTGGAGCTTGGTATGATGCCTATAAATCTGGAACAGGAGACTATAGAGATGCTATTGAAAAAACTTTTTGGAATGCATTAGATTTTGCTGGAGCAGGTGAATTAAAAAGTCCACTTAAACTACAAGCAGCAACTGCTGAAAAAGCATTAGCTGAAACACCATTACAAAAGTTTATTGGTAAGACTGGAGTAACTGCTGAAGAAATAGCTAATACTCATGTTGATGACTTTGATCCAATGGCATTTACAGATGACTTTGACAAGCTTCATACAGAAGGCTATCTGCAAGATGATTTAGCTGAAGCATTCCGTAGAATGGAAAATAGATCTAATCAACTACCTGAACCACAAGTTGGAGAAATGATAAATCATCCTTTTCAAAACCGTGTTGTACCAATAGAAAATATTTCTAATGAAATAGATTATTTCCATCTTAAAGCAAGTCCAGAGAATATAGGCTATCCAGCTGCAAGAAATAGTGATCATTGGAATCAATTAAATAATGATTCTAGATTTTTTGTAAAACGCACAGATAGAAATGCTCATGCTATGGTAGATATGCCAATAAGTTTTGGGGAAGATTTACAAGATTTTCAAATGTTACCTATACCTATTGATAAGCTTGATCAATTTAGAATAAAACCAGCACTTGCTGGTGATGGATCAAAGGCCGCTCTAACAGCAGAAAGAGATTGGCTAATGGATGAGTATAAAAGTCTTGGTTTAGAAAAATATGGTGATGATTATATAAATCATGCACCACATGACATTGGTCAAAGAGCATATGAGTTAGAAGCTGAAATTACAGCATTAAATAATAGATTAAGAACACAGGTTCAAAATGCAACAACATCTTCACCAGCTGCTGCGGATATAATGAATTTTAGAAATCAACCTGGATACATTAGTTCAACAGAACAAGCGGCAGTTGATAATGCTTTTACAACTAGAGTACAATTACCAGTTGATGATATTGAAGAGTTTGCACATAATCCTTTTGCTGGATTACGCGGAGAAAGAGATATTGAAATAACACCACTTAGAAGGGATACTGCATTGCGTATAAATAGTAATGTAGTTCCAGGAACAGGAGGTAGAACAGTTGCTGAAACTCTTGCAATGCATGACAATCCTTTAAATGCTATGATTGATGTGAGAAGATTTGCACAAGAAGGCATCATTGGTGAAAACAGTGCTGCAGATCTAATGACATATTTAAGACAGGAAATTAAAAAAATGCCTATAAAAGGTGATGAGAAAAAATTCTTTATAAAAGAAGCTAAAAGAATAAGTAATGTTCCAAAAGATGTTCCATATACAGGATCAGCATTGACTGATAGGGAACTTGATAAGTTAATGACAGCAATACCTCTTGAAGAACGTGAAGCTATACTTGCTAAGTATGGATATACTGTTGATGACTTAATTCAGTTTGATGGTAAGTATGGAGCTAATGATCAATTAATGAACGTTGCACAAAACCAAGTATATGATGATATAAGATATTTTAAAGACCATGGTATTCCAAATCCTAATCCTCCAGCTATTAATTTTAAAACTGGTGAAATATCTGATCTTTTAAAAGAAGACAATGAACTTGTTAATATTGGACTATCTGAAGAAACCTTAAAAACCATTAATGAAACAAGATACCCTGGTACATTAAATGAACAAAGGGTAAAACCAAAAACTTCAGGTGTAGTAGAATATAATTATGTTGAAGAACAACAAATTCATAAACTAAAGGATCCTAGTATAATTCCAGAAACAAAAGATCTTGATAAACTAATTAAAAGTTATGAAGAAGCAGTATCTAAATTACAAGATGGAGATCTTAAAGATGCATTAACAACACAACTTGAAGATTATAAAAGTACTAAATGGCTTAGAACAGAATATGCAGATGAATTAAAAGCTCAAGGACTTACACCAAGTGAAATTGAAAAAGCTTCAATTATTTCAAATCATGGGGGTAGAAAAAATATAATTGATGGAAAAGGAAATGTTGTTGGTACGTTAAATGCATATGCTGCAAAAACTTATGAAGGAACAAAAGGTTTTAAAATTGGAAGTACCGGAGTAAATTATAAATTTCACCCCTATAACTTAAAGCATAGTAAGTTTAAAAGCTGGGATAAGGCACAAGAATATTTTGAAAAACAAATATTAGAAAAGAATTTAGCTACTATTACAAATGAAGCTGATAGGACAAATCCTATTATGATAAAACACTTTAAAAGACAAGCTAAAGTAAAAGCGGAAGAACTTGTAAAACAACTTCAAGATAACAATAATAACAGATGGGGTGAAGCATTATACCGTGGAGTACATCATGGTGTAAAAGATACTAAAGGTCCAGTATTTACAGATCAACATTTTGTAAGCACTAGTTTACCTGATGCATTTACTGGTACAAGAATTGAAAGGTATAGAGCCGAAGATTATTGGAATAGTCAAATGAAACAACTTAATGAACTAGGAGTTCCAAAAGCTGCAGCAGTTAAAATGCCTTCAACACATCCGGCATACAGTCAGTATGATATAAATGATTTAAATAATTTACCTCCAACAAATCTTGTTATTAAAAGAAAACAAGGAGGAGATATTGATAAACTAAATAAGTTTATTTATTAAATTAAAAATTAGTATATTTAGATATATAGTATAATTATGGCAAAAGTAAGAATACGTAGAGCTGGTCCTGGGGAAACTGCAGGATACTATAATAAGACAGCTATGTACTTAAAAAAAGCACAGATGGGACAAGAAGTACAAGCAGAAGAAGGTCAAGGACAAACACAAGATGAAATGGTTCAGGCATATTATATGTATGCTGAAGAACAGTTATCAAATGATATGTCACCTGATAAGGTGTATACTGAACTTGTAAGTAATGGTTTACCGGAAAAGATTGCATATCAGATGATTACATCTCTTATGGATAAACTTGTTGATGAAGGTGTTGTTAATCCAGACTATAAAAGAAACAAAGAAGATCAAGCTGCTGAAGAACAAAAAAGTCAAGAACAACAAGGTCAACAAGAACAAGCTCCAGCAGAACCATCAGCTGATCAACAACAACAAGATCAATCAATGTTTGAAGAAGATCAAGCCGCTGCTGATGCAGAAGAGGGGTACATTCAAGATAGGTCTTATATGCAAGATGGTGGTTATACAGAAGATGAACTTGCCGGTCAAAGTAATATAATGGATCAGTATAATCAAGTTAAAGATAATGATACTGAACAGTTTGATTTTCAAGAACTAATAAGTAAAACTCCTGGTATTCAAGCTGGTTTAAACTTTCCAAGTTTAAGTGAATACATACCAGATTATCAAGAACTTAAATGGAATAATATTGATGCTTTACAACCTACGCAAGATGATCAAAATTCATCACAACAACTTGATTCACAAAGAGTTGGTGGTATGGTTAGAAAAAAACAGTTTGTTAAAAATGTAATGTCTCTTTTGAAAAAACAAGCTGGAGGAGATGCTGCTGAACAACCAATGCAACCTGGACAAGAGGCAGCACCTGAAGAAGAAAATAAAGATACCACATTAGGTAAAGGTAATCCAATGGATACACTTACGGAAGATGTTCAGAAACATAAAAATAATTTTTTAGGAGCTCTTAAAACTAAAGCAACTACAGTCAAAACAGAAGAGATGTATGACAAGTTGAAGAAGTCTAATGATCCTGCTTTGCAACAAATGGGAATGCAAGGAGAACAACCAGAACAACAACCATTTCATCAAACAGGTGGTATGACTGGTGGTCAAGATCCATTGTTTAAAT